ATCCAAAATGGGCAAAACCATTTGGAACTGTATCTTACCAAAACGATGCTTTCATTGTAATTAAAAATAAATCAAGGAATCCAATCGTTCCTTCAGAATCAAATCCTGAACTAAAACAAAAACATCCATATAATGCTTAAGTATATTTTTGCCTATCTTCGATGGGGATCTTTATCCCCAGAACAAAAAGAAGAATTGAAAACTATGTCATTTAAACAAGTTTTCACTCAACCTTACCTTGCCCCTAAACTTTATAAGCATTGGTGAAACATCTATCTATTTTAAAGTAAACTAATTAAAGGAGAAAAACAAATGAGTAAAATTTTTACTGAAACTGCCGAACGTTGGAATGGTCGTTTTGCAATGATGGGATTTCTTGCAGCTGCAGGTTCTTATCTTCTGACTGGTCAAGTAATTCCTGGAATTTGGTGATGAAATTTAATACTGTTATTAATAAATTTTTGAATAGGACAAATAAAAATATGGAAGTTTCTATGCGTAGAGAAGGATACGAAATCCCTCAAGTTCAATTTGTGTTTCGTGAATCTGGTGAATTTGTAAATAAAACATCTGCTGATCTGTTCAATGGCAAACGTGTTGTCATTTTTAGCCTGCCTGGTGCTTTCACTCCTACTTGCAGTGCCTATCAGTTACCTGGATTCGAAGAGAAATACGACGACTTTATTGGTAGTGGCATCGACGATATTTACTGCATCTCTGTTAATGATGGGTTTGTGATGAATGCCTGGGCACAGGACCAGAACATTGAGAAAGTAAAACTCATCCCAGACGGAAATGCTTACTTCACACGTTCTATGGGTATGCTCGTCAATAAGTCTAATCTTGGATTTGGTGACAGGTCTTGGCGTTATGCTGCTGTTGTGAATAATGGCATTATTGAAAAACTATTTGTAGAAAATAATAAAAGTGATAATGCAGACACTGATCCATATGAAGTAACAACTCCAGATTCAGTGTTTGAATATGTGACATCTTCTGTCAAGGTAGGTACAACTGTATAAGTAATAATATAATTTTTAAATAATACAGTATATTTAATTTAAAACTCTGCGGTCTAAATAGGTCGCAGAGTTTTCTTTTTTATGCCAAGAAATCAAATAACAAAAGATGATATTAAATATTTAATTTTAAAACAAAAACATAAATTAAATAATCAACCATACTTCACTTCAGACCCAAAAACATTTGCAAATAAACATTTAAATGAACTATTGGATAAGATAGAAGAATTTAGATATTAGATAAAATATTTTACAAATTTAATTTTAAATATGGAAATTATTGAACTTTTTCCAACTATAGTTGGAAAAACGCAATTGAATAGAAATTTTACAGGTATTGAAAAGAATACATTTGAATCATTTAAAATGACATCAAATTATTATAATATTTGTAGTGAAGATAATTATGTTTTAAATCATGAAAACTTGAAAATTTTAAAACATGAACTTACTAAAAGATGTCAAGAGTTTATTGAAAAAATTTATGATCCAAATCCTTTAGATAAAGTACTTATATACATAACACAATCTTGGATTAACATTACAAAAAAAGATCAGTCACATCATCCACATAAGCATCCTAATAGTTTTATTAGTGGAGTTTTATATTTAAGTGGTGATGAAGAAATAATTACTTTTTCTAAATCTGATCATAAAATGATTCAAATTATTCCACAGGAATGGACTAGATATAATTCTAGTCAGTGGAAATTGCCAGTGAAAAAAAATGATATTGTTCTTTTTTCATCTGACCTTGAACATTATGTTCCAAAAAATGAAAAAGATAATGATAGAATAAGTATATCTTTTAATACATTCATATCTGGAAACTTTGGAGATCCAGATCAATTAACTCAATTAAAAATCAATTAATTATATATAAATTACTAGATATAGTATAATAATTTAGGTATTAATATGCAAATCGATCTTCATAACTTTTTTAAGTTTTATGATGATAAGAACCCCAACCACGTTGCTGCAGTTCAGTGGTTGGAGGATAATCTTCCAGATAAGTTCCTGGATGATTCGCAATCCGATTGGGTGGGTATTTTTAGGACTGCTCCACCTACACCTGCAGTGTTGCCTGTTCCTTATTTTAATCAGGTAGATAACTACAGAGATGCACATAGAACTTGTAACTCATCTTCCTGTGCAATGTGCCTTGCTTATTTGAAACCAGGTTCAATTAAAGGTGATGATGAATACGTTAAGAAAGTATTTGCAATTGGTGATACGACTGACCATGCCGTACAGACGAAGGTTCTGGCAAGTTATGGTGTTAAGTCACACTTTAGTTACAATTTATCTTTTGATGATATCGATAAAAGTTTGGACGATGGGAAGCCCGTTATTATTGGCATACTCCATAGGGGTTCTCTTTCTGCACCTACTGGTGGGCATATGTGTGTTGTGATTGGTAAAACTCCAGACGGTAAGGGGTATTATATTAATGATCCATACGGATCATTAAATGACAATTATAGTGGTCCAGTTGAAAATGGTAAGAAGACTATTTACACAAAAGCAGTTCTTAAGCACCGTTGGGCCCCTAACGGGTCTGACGGATGGGGACGAATCTTCGATTAATTTTAAACGAAAGATGCTTAAAGTGATTAAAGATCTTACAAATAATGGTAAGCATATAGAAGCAAACGAACTTTATCAACGGTATTTCGGAGACAACAATGGCAAGAATCGACTTACATAACTTCTTCAAATTTTATGACGAGAAGAACCCCAACCACGTTAAAGCAGTTCAGTGGTTAGAAGATAATCTTCCAAATGATTATCTTGAAGACAATGTGGATTGGGCAGAGATTTACAGAGGCAAGAAAGCACAACCAGCCTCTGCTTCTGCTGCTGCAGAGGTGTGCCCTCATTGTGGTAAACCACTGGGAAAGTAGGAGGGGCAGCTCCTTCTACTGGTGCTGCCCAAACAGGTAGTGATGATGTTCCAATGATGGGCATTAAACTAATCAAAGAGTTTGAAGGATGTCATTTAAATGCTTATCCTGATCCCCTAACTGGAGGACTTCCAATCACAATTGGTTGGGGATCAACCCGTAAGAAAGATGGTTCGTCATTTAAACTTGGTGATACTTTAACTCAGCAAGAAGCAGATGAACTTCTGATTGAACAGTGTAAGAATCAGTTCCTTCCATCACTTCGCAAAATCCCACATTGGAACGAGATGTCAGATGGAAAAAGAGGCGCTTTGCTCAGCTTTGCTTATAATCTTGGTGCCGGTTTTTACGGTGGTGATAACTTTAATACTATTACTAAACGCCTGAAAAATAAAGAGTGGGATTTAGTTCCTGATGCTCTTTATCTCTACCGAAATCCTGGTTCAAATGTGGAAGCAGGTCTTGCTCGTAGAAGAAAAGCAGAAGGTGAATCTTGGAAGAAGGGATGATAAATAGTTTCAACCATTTAGTTGAAACAACTCGGGAGTTGATAGCACTTCTAATTAACCTAAATATCAGGTAGAACATCATCACACGGACTGATGGATAAACAAAAGAAAAGGGAAACATGTATGAATACTGTGATTCGTGTTGCTATTCTTGGATGGTCTGCTGCATTACTTACTGCAAGTTATGCTGGTGCTCTTTCTAAGATGGACCCAACATTTATTGCTACTGTATTCACCGCATCTGCTGCTACCTTTGGTATTAATACTATGAAAAAAGGTGGTGATGATGAGGATGAAAAAAAACCAGAACCTAGAAGAGAAGAGGTTGTAGAAACTCCTCCTTCTCCTCCTTCTCCTCCAGAACTTGTTTGGGAAGAACCAATTCAAACGAGAACTGAAGAATTACCTTTAGTTGATTCTGATGCATCACTTGAAGAGAGAGTGGAAGCACTTGAAGCAAAGGTTGATGAAGAAAAACCATTTCAGAGAGGAGATCTCTGATGGCAAAATCGGCAAATAAAGGTAAGAAAGGATCTGGTAAACAACCCAAACAAAATCAAGGCAACGCAACTGCCAAAAAGGCAAAGAATGGTGGAAAGAAAAAATGATTGAGTTTGTGACTTTGACTATTGTTGGGCATGTGATAGTTGGTTCTGATTTATGCCAAACTGATTTTTTAAGTGAAAATCAAATTTACACATTTACATACCCATGCCAAGAGAATGGAACACTCCTAAACGAGAGTGTTGGAATGCTCCAATCCACCAAATACTCAAAGCTATAGATAATCACACCCGTCTTCACATGGAGACGGGTGATTTTTGGCATGAAGAACAGGCCCAGATCTTGAGAAAATATGTCAAAGATTTGAAAATCTGGATACACAAAGAAGAAGGTTGGTGGAACGAATGAAAAAGTTATTCACCTCAATTGGTTTAGTTTTATCTTTAGCATTTCCTGCTATAGCATCATCGTTAGAACCAAAACAACCAACAGTAAGACCTTATAGTGCAGAGGCAATGGGTTGTATGATACTCCTAGAATGCACTGAGGGTATAGAAAAACTCACGGTAGATTCTGAACTATTAAATGATCCCGACTTTGATCCATTCAGAGAAGAACTAAAAAGAATTATTTCTGCTCTTGATAGTGTAAATGTCCCTGTATATGTCGCAGAGGAAAGATATTTTACACCAAGAACAGTAGGATTATATAAACCAAA